ATATCTTTTGTCTCTTTTGATATAGTTGCATATTGACCGGCAATATCTAAATTTCTATCATTTCTATCCAATATTGTTTGAAAAATATCAGCTTGATAACCAGTTAGCTGCCCCATAGCTTTTGCTTGACCTACCTGTTGATTAATTTTATCAACCTGCTCAGCATATTGTGCTCTAATTGATTTTTGAGCTTCAACATCATCAGGTCCTAATTCTGCTAATTTTTGTTGGAGTCCTGTTAATTTATTTGTTTCAGCTAAAATTCCTTGAACTAATTCATATTTTTCGGAATCCGCCCCTTCTTGTCTTAATGAATTCAGAATAGATGCTTGACCTATTTTTAAAGTTCTACTTTGAGCATCAGTTAGATTTTTGTAAATCCCACTTATTGATTCTAAGCTTCCAAGTTCTTGTTTTTGTTGAGAAACGATTGATTTTTGTTTATCGTCATGTCCCCTTAAAGCTTCTAATCTTTTTTTTTGTATTTTTTCTAATTTAGCTTCTACAGCTTCAATTTGTCTTATTTGTGCTAGTTGTGCGGCCGTGAGATTTTCTTGACGTTCTAAATTCTTAACGAATTCTTTCATTTGAGCTAATCTCTCCGAAATGTTCCCCGAAAATTGTCTCGTAATATCTTCAGCCACTTGCTATTATATTAAAGTTCTTTTAATGCTTTATAAAATTTATCTCTATCCGCTTTAATTTTTTTCATATATTCAATATGTTCTGGCGGTAGTTTAGCCTTTTCAGCTTTTTTAATAATTTGGTCAGCTGCATTTTTAGCTAACCCTTGAAAAAAATTAGCTACAAATTTATCAGCTGCATCAAATACACCTTCTTTAATTTGTTTTTTATTGTTTGGCATAGTTAGGTTATTTATATTCTATAAATATTGATAAATAAAAAAGTGAGGATTATCTCCTCACTTTTGGAATTTTTGGTGCTTTCATTTTAGATTGCATTTTCTTATTTTCTTCTGCTTCTTTTTTCTTTATATCAACCAATTTATTGAAATAGAATCTTCTAAGATAGGTTGGCATATGATACACTTCCAACCATGTAAATCCATTTCCAAAATGAAGCATTTCCCATATTTGGGTATGCAACGTAACTTTATAATCAGTTGGAAGGGTAAAAAAAGTTAATCCCGAAGGGAATATCCAGCGCCTCCGATTCGCCCGTTATTTCGGATACAAATACAAATCTCATATCCATATCAGGTGAAATATCTTTTACATAAGCCCTAAATGCTTTTGTATCTCTTGCTAAGAATTGATTCTGAACCCATCTATTAATAAATCCTCTGTCAGAGTTTCCATCAACCATTGTAATCATATATCTCAAACGAGTTGTTACATCAGATGCCAATGATGAATTTTTGTTTAATCTTTCTAAAGCTTGAATTTCTTTAGTTATTTCAACTTCATCTTTATGAGTTAATAATCTGAATTCAATTTCCTTATTATTAGAAGGTAATGTAAATGTATATCTATTTTTTGGATTAAGTTTTTCAAAATCAACATCTTTAGTTTGAATCTTAGATAAATCAATTACAGTTCTTTGCTTTTCACCAGTAAAAGGGTCAGTAATTTCAACTTCGTAATCCGCACCATACCCTAAGATACGAGTTGCTAAAAGAATAGCGTTTTTATCACCAATGTAAACATCATCTATGTTTAAACCCGGTTCTACAACTACTGATTCAAATAACTTATCCAATACAACTCCTTTCTTAATAAGATTTTGAGATGCAAGTATATCTTCCTCTTTTGCGGTCATATACTTTAATTCAATTGTACCTTTTCTTAAAGGGTGACCTTCTGGATAAACTAAACCTTGCGATGGTAATTCTACTACTTCTGTGGGGAAATCGAAAGTTTTTTGTGTAACTTTTGGTTGTTCCATAATATCTTCAACCATTTTATTTGTCATTTCTGCCATAACTATTGTGTTTTAATTTGTATATATAAATACATAAAAATTAAAAAATTGAAAATAAAAAAGGGATACTTTTGGTATCCCTTTCTTTTTATAATGATTAAAATATTAAAACTCAAGAATTGCGTAATCGTAGGAAAGTGTCAATTCAATTGTTGCAGGCTCATTAGAATCGAATGCTAAATCACCAAAGTTTGCTTGGTTAATGAAAGCTCCTTTTAGTTTCCACTGCTCAATCTTATCACCAACAGGGCCTAACATATAGAAATCTATATCTTTTTTATAGAAATCTGCATAGCCATCTCTACCAGTGATAGATTCATGTGATAAACGAACCCACTCCATTACCGCTTGTGCTCCAGAAGGAACAATTGGGTCAAAAAGTGTAATTGTTATATCTTGCCACTCACCTTTACCTTTCAACTTTCTTTTTACGTTGATATGGTCAAGAGTTACAACCTCAAATTGAATTGAAGGTCTAGCTGCTGCTTTAACTAAATATGATTGGATACCGTCTATTTCCATTACATAGCGGTTTTTCATTTTAGGTTCGAAGTTCGTATAGAACATCTTGTCAAACTCTAATATTTCTGCCATTTTATTTCCCTTTTATTTTATATTAATAAATATTACTTTACTTTGTTTTCATATTATGCGGAGAAAGATGCCCCAGTTGGTAAGATATTGAAATCAATTACAATGAATTCAGCGGTCTTAGCCGGTTGTAGGAATATTTGTCCTGCTAATATGTTTCTATCAATTACATCCGGAGTGTTGTTGGTTTCATCCATTACAACTCTGAATGCGTAAAGACCTTGTCTTTGTTGTACAGCCTCTAAATAAGGATTCACAGTGTTTAGGAATCTTGCTCTAGTAGTTGCTGTATTTTGTTCGAACACTAAGAAACGAGAAGTAGATGCTACAAACTTTTTGAGTGTGATTAACAATCTTCTTACGTTGATTCTATCAAGTGCTGAAGCCTTATCTTGCAAAGTCTTCTGTCCGAATGCCACAATACCTTGCCCAGGGAATGCTGCGATTGGATTTACTTTGTTTTCATAAAGAGTATCTCTTTCAGCGTGTGTTAATCTATTTAACACACTAACTGCTCCAACGATACCACCTCTATTTAAACCAGCAGGTGCGAACCATTCTGCTGCCAATCTATCGTTAGCTGCGTAAACAGCCGGTAGTAATACTGATGGTGGAACTGATAACAATTTGTTAGTGTTTGTGTCTACAGTTTTTACCCAAGGATAATAACATGCTACATAGTTTGAATCTACAGCGTTTGATTGTGCCGTTGCTTCCGCAATTGTTGCATCAATCTTATTGAAATCAGCGATGTAAAATGCATCTTGTCTACTTTCAACCATGTCAATTACTTTTGTAGTAACTGCTGGGTGTAACTCTCTGATAATACCAGGTGTTACAACCATATTAATATCAAACTCATCAGCGTTAGAAATTGCGTTAATTGCTTTTTCATATGCTAAAGTACCAGCTGATACTGAATTTGCTAAGTTCAAACCTTGCGAATTTGCTACAGTAATATCAGAACCTAAGTAAATTTTAGTTGTTGGTGCTATACCATCAAAACCTCTTTGGAATGCTAAAGCGAATTGTCTCTTAGACATATCAGTCGAATTCGAACCTGTCATTACATAAGTTAATTGTGAATCGAATGCAAAATCAACGTTTGCTCCAGCTTCTGCTCCGGCTGGAATTGGTTTCATATACATCTTATTATCTTCAGATATACCAGATGTTTCAAAATCAAATCCAGAGTAATAAAGTGGTGAAGATGAAGTGTTATTTGCTGAACCTGTTGTAAAGATTACTGCAGGTACTTTAGCTGCTTCACCAGAGTTATTTGCTTTGATTGGGTTGATGTAAGCTACGTGTCCGAATGGTCCTGCTGAAATTGGATAAGTACCAGGACCACCAATTGAACTACCATCATTAACAACAACTCTTATATATTTTGATTGATTAGCCCAATCACCATATTCAGTAATCTTACCATCATCACCTACAGTATAATATCTATCACCAATTCTTCTAGCGATATAGTTTACTGAGGATGGGTCTAAGTTTACATTAGCGAATGTTTGTAAAACAACCTTTCTCTTATCAGTATCATCGTATCTTCTAATTGTTACAGTGAATGTAGAATAGTCCGTTGCACCATCTTCACCAGCTGCCTTTACATTAGAGATTCCGATTTTGAATTTTGTGTTATAGTTTGCACCATGTCCGATACTCTTAAATTGGAATAAGT